TTGCTGACGAATGTTTTACGAATGTTTTACGAAAAAAACAATGTAATGGCAACAGTCAAAATTGTAGTGTTAAGGCACCAGCAAAGGGAAGATAAAACGTGGAACGTGAAAATACGAATAACTCATGGACGCGAATCTGCTTATATGTCTACTCAATACTATGTAGGCAAAGAACTCATATCGCAAAAGGCAGGAAAGTTCGAACTGAAAGCAAATAATAATCCAGTATATGATGCCGTTACTCTTGATATACTTAAGATCAGAAAGGAAATCGTAAGACTCGGCCATCTTATTGATAGTTTTACAGCTAAAAGGCTGTGTTCTCATATGGAAGAGATGCTTTCAGGAAATAATTCTAAGGATATACATTTTTTTTCCTTTGCATATGAATATTTTGAAGAAATGACAAAAGCTGGAAGAGCAATAGGAGTTACTCATTGTACGAGAATCAAAAAGTTTCAAACTTTTGCAGGAAGTTCGGTTGACCTTTTTACAGATATTACATCTGCCTTACTTTATAAATATGAGGAATATTTAAAAAAGAATGATTTCTCGATAGTATCAATCATAGATTATATATCTGTGATACACAATGTTTTTTCAGCAGCAAAGTTAAAATACAATGATGAAGATGCTGGCATTATAAAGATTCCCAATAATCCTTTTGTTAAGTACAAGTATCCTAAGAAACCTGTAAATAGAAAAAAAGCACTGACAAGAGAACAGATCAGGAATATTATGGCTTTTGAAACTAAACTTAAGGGGGTACAAATAGCGAGAGATGCTTTTATTATTTCTTTTCTGCTATGTGGTATTAATTCGGCAGATTTATATTATATCGTAGAGAATAATGGACGGGTAGATTATGAGAGAAGAAAGACAAAGGATAGGAGGGCGGATAATGCTTTCATATCTATCAAAATAGAACCAGAGTTACTTCCTTACATAGACAAATATAAGGATAGTGAAAGATTATTCTCCTTCCATCAAAGGAATTCTTCTCATGCGCAATTTAATCGAGCAGTAAACGAACACTTAAAAGTCATTGGTAAAGCACTTAATATTGATGATCTAACATTTTACGCAGCCCGCCATTCATGGGCTACCATTGCTAGAAATGATTGTGGTATTCCCATGGAGGATATTGCTATATGCCTTAATCATAAGTCAAGGTATAATATAACCGATCAATATATAAAAAGAGACTGGGGAATTGTAGACGCAACAAACAGGAAGGTGCTTGATTATCTTTATAATATCAATCAAACAGAATAACTTTCACATAACTTTTTTATCTATTTCCTCATTTTTTTTCTTATCTTTGTGATGCGTATTATGTTGTACGCAACCAATTATGACGAAAAGACATGGGAAAATCCTTAACTGTTAAGCAAGAAAACTTCTGTAATTACTATATTGAAAGCGGTAATGCTTCCAATGCCTATCGTCGTGCCTACTCATGTGAGAAAATGAAGGATGAGACGGTCAATAGAAAAGCTATAGAACTGATGAACAACGGCATGATTACGGCAAGGGTTAAGGTATTACAAGAAGAGCAAAAAGAAAAGTCTGATATAACTAAAGAGCGTATTTTGCAAGAACTGTCCAGCATTGCATTTTCTACTATTGCTGACATGCATAATACATGGATTGAACGTAAGGAATTTGATAAGCTTTCCAAGAGAGAAAAATCTGCAATAAAATGTATATCTACAAAGACGCTTAAAAAGAATATTGGTACAAGTGACGATCCTGAAATTATCGATGTTGAATATGTAAAGATAGAGCTATACGATAAAATAAAGGCTATTGAGCGCATTTGTAAAATGCTTGGATTTGATGCAGCCTCGGAAATAAATGTCAATACTCCCAAGCCTATGAGTGTAGAGGAAGCTAAACTGCTTATTAAAGGATTATGATTGATGGGAACACATATCTCCGGGCATTCTGTCTATCCGGGACACTTAACTATACACGATTCTTCTTTAAGAGCAAAACCGGAAGAAGATTTGTCGTGAACAAACATCATGAGATAATATGTAATGCTCTTGATGATGTGATTGCCGGAAAGATAAAGAAACTCATTATAAATATTGCTCCTCGATATTCTAAGACAGAACTTGCGGTTAAGAATTTCATATCTGAAGGACTTGCTATAAACCCGGCGTCTAAATTCATACACCTTTCTTATTCTGATGACCTTGCTCATGATAATTCTGAAGAGATAAGGGATATTGTTAAATCAGAGGATTATCGGAACTTATTCCCTTACGTTGAAATAAAAGATGGCTCTGACAGTAAAAAGAAATGGGTTACTACAGCAGGAGGAGGGGTATATGCTGTATCTACAGGAGGACAAATAACAGGTTTTGGTGCAGGGGAGGTTGACAACATAGAAGATGAGATAGATAATATTTCTTCGGTTGACAGGTTTGCTGGTGCCGTTATTATTGACGATCCTATAAAGCCGGAAGACGCTCTTTCAGATTTGAAAAGAGAAAAGATAAACCAACGGTTTGAAACAACCATCCGCAACCGTGTAAATAGCCGTAATACACCTATCATTATAATCATGCAGCGTCTCCATGAGAATGATTTGTGTGGCTATTTGATGAAAACTGAACCAGGAGAATGGACTGTGATTTCACTGCCGGTTATCGAACATGACGAAAAAGGAGATGAAAGACCTCTTTGGGAATTTAAACATAAGCTACGGGAGCTTCATAATTTACGTAAAATAAATCCGTTTGTTTTTGAGACGCAATACATGCAGAATCCTAAACCAATGGAGGGGCTTATGTATGGCAAGTTCAAGACCTATAAGGAGATTCCATATACTAATAGGGCGATACGCAAAAACTATACAGATACTGCAGATACTGGGGAAGATAATCTGTGTTCTATAAATTATATAGACACAGAGATAGGAAACTTTATCTTGGATATAGCTTATACCAGCGCTTCTATGGAAGTGACGGAGCCTATGGTGGCTACTATGTTGGCAAAAGATAACATAACCATATCTAACATTGAAAGCAATAATGGCGGTAGAGGATTTGCCCGTAATGTAGAATCTCAGTCTAGGATAATGGGGAACAATACTACAGAGATAAGATGGTTTCACCAATCGGCAAATAAGGAAGTGCGTATATTCACTCGCGCGGCAGAAGTCATGAACCTTACCTATATGCCGGAAGGATGGGAGACTTTGTACCCTGAGTTTTATGCAGAGATAAGCGGTTTCAGAAAAAAGGGGAAGAATGCCCATGATGATGGGGCAGACTGTCTTACCGGATGCGTTGAGAAGCGTGGAGAATTTGATTATGAAAGTTATGATGATATAGATATATGCGGGATAAATGGCATTGTGGAGATACATCCTCTGATAAACGGAAAGTTCGCGTATGTGAAAGCGTATGTGGTGGACGGAACGGTTTATATAGCAGAGGCATATATCGGAAATACTCTGCCACTGGATGGTGTTTCCGCTGTGGTGAAGAATGCGGAAGTGAACATCGAGGCTTCCAATACGATGCTGCATTATGTCAGGGATTACCGAGCGTCCATCGGGGAAGTATGGGCAAGACAGGAAAGGGGAAGCAAGTTTCCGTATATTGAATCTTTCAAAACTTTGGTTGCTAAATTCAAGTTCAAACGTTCTTCGGACATGGAAGGATTTATGCGAAACTTAATGGATTATGACAGCAAGGACGTGTATGAGGCAATGTATCTCCTTTGCTGTGTTGCAGATAGAGTAAAAAGGAAGGGATTATTAAAAGTAGAACATTAATTTTTGTATTATATTCGTGATTTTTTTGCCAGATAACCTAAAAATATTAAAAATGGAACATAATGTAATGTGCAGAATATTGGGCCATTCGTATAAAAGATGGAGTGGAGGATTGTTCTTCTGCTCAAGATGCGGACATGTTCCAGAGTTTCATAATAGGTATCTTAATATAAAACCTCCGAAAAAGAAAAAATAGTCCCATTGTTATTTGGAATCATTCTAAATAATATATATATTTGCATCCGTAGGGTCACTTACAAGCGTATGAAGTTATACGCAACCGTATCAATAGGACTAAATCACTAATATATGGGAGTGGCCGCATATTATATGCTGCCACTCCTGCTTTGTATATGGGTATATTTACTGAGTTTTGGAAGCCAAAGGAGAAGAAAGCGATTCCTATGCGAGAAAATGTAAACCGCGTGGAAAGAGACGCTGAAGGAAATTACTGGTTCCTTTCAGACTTGTTCGGTCATCGTACCAAATGGAAAGCTTATTATGACATGACAGATGACAAGGAAAAGGCAGAGGCTCTTTCTGCTTGTACGCCTTTCTTTACCGTAGTGGACAAGATAGGTTCCATGATGTCAAGGGGTATTCCTTATGTGGTGGACAAGAACGGCAATGAAAAGAGATCTTATGTTGATATACGGAATATATTGAATAGACCTAATCCCCTGCAAACATTCTCCTCGTTTGTGAAACAGATAGAAATCTGCCTTAAGGTGTTCGGATATTGCCCTATAGTTCTTGTAAGGACCGGAATGGAGAGTGTTCCAAAGGCCATGTGGATTGTTCCACCTGAGTTGTTCCATATTGTTGGCACTGGAAAAGTGTTTCGGCAGTTTGAGTTATCTGAAATCGTTTCGGAAGCCTATATTGACTGGAGTGGCCAACGGCTTAAGTTAGAGGATTATGAATACATTATCATATATGACAGCAATATCCGTATAAATGATACAGTCTCTGACATTGAATTCGAATCTGTCTCAGACAGCTTATCCCAACCTATATCCAATTGGGTAGCTTCCATGTCAGCGAGCCATACGCTTCTGGTCAACGGAGGGCCAAAGGGGGTATTGTTTAATGACTATATAGACCAGATGGGTAATATGGCTCTTACTCCAGAAGACGAGAAAATGATAAAGGATAAGTTCAAACGTGACTATGGGCTTGTAAACAAGGAATATCCGATATTAGTCACACGTCAAAAACTGGGATGGCTGGCACTTGATTTTGATGCTAACCAATTGAAACTCCATGAAGAGGACAAGCGGTGTACGGATAAGATTGCCAATGCGATGGGGATTAATGCCAATCTCTTTACAGATGCCAAATACGACAATCTGGAAAGTGCAGGTAAAAAGGCATACCAGGATGTGATAATTCCTGATAGCATAAAAATAGCCGGATGTCTTACGCGAGCAATATGCCCTGAAGGTGTATTCATAAAGATAGACTTTACGGATATCGAATGCCTTCAGAATAACAAAGAGACGGAAGCCAATACTCTTGTCAAGGTTGCTGACGCATTACAAAGGCTGCTTGATAAGTCCTTAATTACACATGACGAGGCGCGTATTGAGGTTGCCAGGTATATAGACATTGATCCGGATAACCCGAAGGGAGAGTTTTCAAGCCCTCCTGCTGTACCGGATGGAGAAAATAATAGTAATGAGAATAAATATGGGAATGGAGAATAATAAGTACAGAGGCAGGATGGGAATGCAACATAAGTTGTTTTCCATCAATTCCAAGGATGTGCAATATGATTCTGAAAGCCGTACAATCAGCGGGTATGCAGCGATATTCGGTAATAAAGATAAGGCTGGAGATATATTACTGAAAGGTTGTTTCGCAAAAAGCATTCGTGAAAGAGGGCCGGAAAGTAGTGCCAATGACAAGATTATATTTTTATGGATGCATGATATGTCGGAACCATTGGGTTTGCCTACCACATTGAGAGAAGACGAGAAGGGGCTTTATTTTGAAGCGCGGATTGACGAGATAGAAATTGGAGATAGGACCATAAAGCAGCTTGAATCCGGTACTCTCAATCAGTTCTCAATCGGATATGAGTATGTGTGGGAGAACTGCGAATGGGACCATGAAAGAGAGGCACTGGTAGTTCGCGAGGTTAAGCTGTATGAAATATCTGTTGTGTCTATTGGATGTAATGGAGAAACGGAGTATTTGGGGCTCAAATCTGCAGAAGATTGCGAAAAGGCATATAAGGAATTGAGCGAAGAGGTGTCTTCCTTATGTAAGAATTTGAGTTTGTCTAAACAGCATAGGTTACAAAGAATAATAGCCAAAGCTATGTCACTTGCTTCTTTCAGGCCGGAGAATGTTAATCCACCTGCTGGAATGGAAGCCGACAATGCTGGAGGTAGTGAAAAGAAAGAATTGTATAAACTGTTAAAATTAAAATCGGTATGAAATTAGGATTTTTAGAACTTATGGATACATCCGGTTTGTCCGAAGAGAACAAGAAATTTTTTGAGGCTTTGGATGAAAAGATAGGAGCGGCTTTTGAAAAACAGGTAAAAGGTGTTCTTACGGATGAAGTAAAGCTGGATGACCTGCGTAAATCCATTAAGGATGCTGCAGATTCCATTAAGGAAATCAAGGAAAAGGATTTTCCGGGCATTGATAAAAAGACCTTTGATGAAAAAGTCAATGAATTGGAAAATGCCATTCTTCGTGTAAAGGCTTCTACTGAAGTCAGTGGGAATGGAGAAATAAAGGTTAAATCCGTTTATGACCAGCTTTACGAACAACTGAAGGGGTATATTACGACGGATAAGAAAGGGGTTTTAACCCTTGACCTCAAGGAGGCATGCAAATCTGCTCCTGGAAACAAACTGGAGGTCGATCTTGTATTGGACAAAAAAGGAACTGCCGCCACCATTGCATCCGGCTCTTTGGCTCCTCACTATGGGGTTGAAGTAGACCCCAACTTGTCTGTAAATCCCAGAGCACAGACTGTCATCAGAAATTATGCCAATGTGTCTGGCACTAATAGCCGTTCTCTGATTTACGCTGAATATGTAAGCAAGAACGGTGATGCCGCATGGGTTCAGGAGGGAGGGCTCAAGCCTCTTATGGACGCTACATTGACAGAAAAGACCGTAACCTCTGCAAAAATAGCTATTGTCGCAAAATTTACAGAGGAAACATTGACTGACTTCCCGAGTTTCGTGAATGAGGTCCAGAGTGAAATGATAAACAAGCTTGGGATCAAGGAAGAGCAAGGCATTTTGGATGGTAAAGGGACCGATGGAGAAATCAAGGGTGTCGCTGCCGACATGCCGGCGTTTTCACTGACCGGTTTCAATGTTGAGAAAGCGAACATGTTTGATGCTCTTGTAGCTTCATATTCACAGATCGTTTCTGCAAGTGAAATGGCTTATCGTCCAAATCTTGTATTGATGAATCCGTTGGATTATGCAGTTATGCAGTTGACGAAGGATGCAAACGGACAGTATCTCCGTCCTTTCCGTTATGGAGACGAGCTGATTCAAGGATTGCGTGTGGAAACCACTACTGCCGTTGAACAAGGAGATTTTATCATGGGAGATTTCTCTTACCTAAACATACGTGATCTTTGGACCTTGTCCATGTCTGTTGGTTGGGAAAATGACGATTTCCGTAAGAACATTGTTACTGTATTGGCTGAGAAACGATTGATGTGCTACATCAAGTCACAGTACAAGACTGCTTTTGTGAAGGATACATTCGCCACGGTTATTGAAGGTATAACGCCGGCAGAACCGGGCGTAGGTGGATAAAGGACGAATAATATTATATGATTATGGGCAAAGAATATAAGATGAATTTGACCAAACGTTACGAAGTGACGTTTGTAAAGGATGGAGTGAAGTATAAATCTGGAGACAAGGTACTGGTAGGAATGCCCCTTGCAAGTAGATTCTATGCGGAAGGAAAAATCGAGGTATCCAGTGACCTTATGAATGATGCCAAAGCATTGGAATGTGAGGAACTGTTTACAAAACGTAAAAGAAAAGAAGCTGTATGATAATTGACTATACATATTTCACCGGGTTATTGAGTATCGGTCTAAGTCCTGATACTGGTGCTCCTTCCACGACCAGAGATGCCGAACGTGAGAAAATAGAATATTACATTATGGTGTATGAGCGTGAATACCTTCGCAAGATACTCGGTGAAAATATGTGTAGTGAATTCATAGACTATCTTAACTCAGAAGAAGATAATGTCGATAAATGGGAAAAACTCCTTGCTCTGCTTTCTGAAAAGTATAGTCCTATAGCCTGCTATATTTTCTTCAAGTATATAAAGGAAGGAAATTACAGCGTCACAAGAGTAGGTACTGTAACCTCCGCAGATGATGATGCGGTATCGCCGATGGTTATCCAGATGAGAGCTTGGAATGACATGGTAGATATGAATAAAAGAGTGTATCAATTACTTCAGGCAGATGAGTATGAAGGAGTCAGGTTTGATCCTTCCATGATTTGCCGGATTAATAGTATGGGGATATGAGGTCGATAAATAAGATATTTGAAGATGTAGTGAAGCGTGTGGCTGAGAAGTACGGGAGCAATGTGTCTTTTCTGTTTGGTGATTGGGCCTATATAAGTTCTCAATTGACAGAATGGGGCAAATCTTCCTCTACCTGCAAGTTTAAATTCCCTATTATCTGCTTGTATTCCCCGTTTACAGAAGATAGGACTGCGCCTAAAAGAACGGTTTCTTTGGAGTTTATCATAATGGTGAATACCCTGAAGGAATATACCAATGAAGACCGTGAAAGAACATCGTTTGAACAGATACTTCGACCTATCTATGATCTCTTCATTGAGGAGATAAAGAAGGACAGATCCATAGATGTTGAGTATAAGGATAATATTCCTCATCTGTATACGGAAAACTACCGTTATGGGCGTGTCGGAGTGATAGGAGAGGACGGGAAGCCCTTTAGCGACTTTATCGATGCTATCGAGATAAAACAAATGAATTTGAAAATTAAAGATATTAAATGTTATGGCAACAGACTTTAGAAAATGTCCGGGACTGGCAACATTCAATACGGGTAATTCCGTTTGCGTACTTGATCCTGGAAAAATAAAAGCTATCATTTTGACCATTCACGGTCATAAGCTTCCGGAGACATATTCTGCCGAGGAGTTTGAAAAAGCCTGTCACGCAGACAGACCGGATCGAATATTCCCGCTAAAGACAATCGTGGAATACGCTCCTTCCGGTGGAGAGGCACAGACTTCCGCATTGGGTTATGGTCCTACCAAAGTAACCAGCTATTCTGCAAAGAATGATGTGTGGACTTTGTCGGATTACGATTTCAGTTTAAAAGCAAATCTGATGGCCGCGAAGAATGTGGCGTTTGACGCTTACTTTGTAGATGAGAATAATATCATTTATGGCATGAACGACGGTACGGGAGAACTTGCCGGCATTCCTCTTTCCGGTGTGTATCCGGGAGGGCAGGATTGGGATTCATCCGGTACGGAAGCTAACCTGACGATTGCAACCATGTTTAAGGACTATGAAAAGTACATTAAGAATGCAAATATTAAAGCCTGTGACTTTGATGTAGTTGAGGCTTTGAAAGGTTTGGTATACGTTGAGATGGTAAAGGCTGACGGTGATAATAAGTATAAACTGAGAGAACACTATGGCAATCTTGACGTAACCGAATATTATGGCAGTCTTATAGCTGATAAGGCGGCAACTGTTCTCCCGGGTGCAACCGGTGTTTCCTATGAAGATGGAGTAATTACGGCTACAGGTACGGTTAAGCTTGCCAAACCCTCAATTCTGCAAGCCAACGGTATTACCGGTATAGAAGCCTGGTCATGAAAGTAGAGAATGTGACTTTCAATGATGATCTTGTGAAGAAAATGAAGAAGAGGGAATTCATCGAAATGCACAAGAATCTGTTTTTTCTTGACAGGCCGTTAGAGGATAGGGAGAAAATGCTTGCTGAGATATACGACGACATAAAAGGTGTCAAGTATGAACTGTGATTTTTAGTACTTGAGGGGGAAGCTGTGAAGTTTCCCCTGATTATTTTTAAATGCCATGGCAACATTTCTTGAGGCATATGACAATTATATGGAATTCTCCAAAGGACTTGTTCCTATGTTGGAGAAGCTTTTGCATGAAAATAAGAACATGTTTGAAGCGTATATAAGAGAACAGTTGAATGCCGGTATTAACGGCAATGACAAACCATTACGTCCTACCTATCTTAATGATCCCTACTTTAATACAAAGGAAGCTGGCAGTTTTTATAAAAATGCGCGAAGATACATGAAATGGAAGGAGGAGATAAGACCGCCATATGATGTTACATGGTTTGGAATACGTAGATCTCCTGAAACACCTAACTTAATAATCAGAGGAGATTTTCACGACTCTATTACCGCAGTACCTATTGATAAGGGGTTAAGGATAGAGAGTAGGGGAGTGAGCTTTAGCAATGACATTGAGCAAAAGTACGGGCAAGCCATATACAGGTTTAGTTCTTATGCCAGAAGACATTTTATGGAGAATTTTATAAAAAAGGGGCTGGAGGATTACTTTAGAAAGTTTGGTCTATGAGTTGTGGCTGTGAGAATCGTAAGAGGATGGAGGATATTTCCCGCATGCGTTCACTTGCTAAGGTGGCTGCTAAAATGGAAGGACGCATTTATATACTATATGAGAAAGATGGTGTATTCAACTTTGTACCAAGGGGAGAGAAATATAACGGAGTCTTTGTTGAATATATATGGTATTTTTAGATAGTATAGAAAAATAGAACAATAAATTGTGGATTGGTCAGAAAAAACACGGGACAGATAATTTTTGAATAAGAAAAATAGAACAATTTGTGTTGCGGGGGTAATTTATCCTTCAGTTGCTTATCTAAAATGCTTTTTCTATCTTTGTCGGAAAAACATTATTTTATGGCAAATTATAATTATGATGAAGAAAGCGTGAAAGCCATTATAAAATGGGCTGAAACCGCACAATTACCCAAAGAGGTTATACTAAGTGAAGCTGAACGTATCACCGATCCTAAGATTTATGTACAAACCAATATCTATGATATTAAAGAGCATTATCCGGACCCATTTTTCAATCCGGCTATTGATCGGTTGTATCGGTTAAAGGAATTTGTGGAAGGGGAGTCGTGATTTGCGACCTCCCCTTCTTTGCTCATTATACAAGGCACAACCTTTAAAAATGGTTGAAAGACTTGTAATGAAATGCCCCGTCTGGTTTATCTTAGACGGGGCATTAACATATTAACTATTATGCGGCAATATAATATTCATGTGCGGGTATTTGGTCTTGGATACTACAGGACGATCAATCTTCTTTCCCTTTAGTTCCGCCAGTTCTTTCTTTACTTGTTTTAATTCGGTCAGTATTTCCGCATAACTTTCCGACATGCGCAACATGTGTTGCATCATTGCTGTATTTATTTCCATAATGATTGAATAATGTTAGATTTATTAACGACATTACAATTTAATGTAGAATGTTAAGGCCCACCTTAATAAGCAAGGTGGGGGCTTGATTTATATATAATCTTCTTATTACATATTAAGAAGATATTCTCCTAATGCATGAGCTTTTTCTCTTGAAATAAAAGCCACACTGTCACGCTCATGGTCTTTATTATCTGACATGCACACTGCTATCATATCGTTTTCGGAATGTGATATTGTTATATTTACTGTACCAAACTCATCTTCCATTGTCACATATTGAGAAAGAATTCCCTCTCTTATTGCCATTTCGGTAGGATTTCCATTCTCATCAATCAAACCATTTTCTAAAGCCAATTTTTGAATATCCTCTACTGAACATCCTATTTTTTTTGCCACTTCATCAAATGTGAAATTCTTATTCATTTTTATTTCCATGGTTACGCTGCTATTAAAGATTTAAACTTGTTAAGAAAATACACTTGCCCCTTCCCTGTAACATAGCATGTATGCTTTATGAAGGTGAGATTACCTCCCTGCGTTATGGCGTTCTCCGTTACAAAAAATAGATGCATTTCAGCAGCTCTCTGTGTAGGAGTATAATCAAACAGATATTTGTTCTTTGACTTACTCCATCGCTTGTGACGAATAAGATATTTGTTCTCCACAAACCAATCATACAACCGATATTCTCCAATGGTATATCCGTTTTGGGTGATAAGCTTTGCGAGATCACGGACAAGGATGTTTGTGGGAGCATTCTTTACGCATTCTGTAAAAACCACAGCAGGTTTGGTTTCCTCTATGATAGCCTGCTTTTCCTTTTCCTTTTTCTGTACTTCCAAAGCCAATCGTTCTTTTTCCTCTTCGGCTTGAAGAACCATCAAAGCAAGGTCTTTACGGGAAAGCTCATGCTTGTTTTCTTCACATGCGATAAAGTATTTTCGAGCTTGTTTCCCACGTTCGTTGTTTTCAATCATCGAAAGTTCTTTTGCCATACTGATTGAGAGGGCATATTCGATCTTACTAACTTGTTGATTTTCAGAGTCCCCATTTTGGGGGAGTCTGATATTCAATAAGTTACCTTGATAATCCAAATAGAGGGTTTGAAAGTCCTTGCCTTCTATAAAGTCGTATTTATCAATACGATTCTTTATCCAAGTAGAAAAATCTTTTCCTACTTGTAAAAAAGAGTGTAAATCACGTGCGTTAACAGCTTTTTGACCATTCTTTTCGCCAATTGGCAATAACTCATTTAAATTTTTCATATCTTTGCAACATAAAGTTTTTTTTTCCCCATCAGCGGCTCGGACATCTCCGCTTTTGGGGAATTATTTTGTCCGATCTTGTAGTAGGCAGGGAATCGAACCCCAATACGCCATTACTCGCACCTACTGAACCCTCCTTAATATAATATTCACACTTGGAGTTATAAAAGGAAGGGGGAAATAATCATTATAGATATGCTTCAAACACTTTCACATTATAGATATTGACTTGTCCGTAGTTGGCATCAAACACCTTCTTAATATCATATCCCAACTCATAAGACAAAGCTTTCATCTTTCTCCAATTAATAGAGCGCCAATTCATCCCATGCTCTTTTGCCCAACGTTTGATAGAATACCATTCTTTTGATTCGTCAAGCTGTTCGGTCTTCTGTTCAAGAAGCGCCTTTGTTCTTTCTTTCTCTTCCACTTCATCTGCCAGTCTTCGCAATGCTTCTGCATATGTCTGAGGTGTAGACAGCACCTTTAGCTGTTTCTCCATTGCGTTGAAGGCTGCGATATAGTCCAGTTTGAATTGTAATGCCTTCTTTCCTGTAAATCCCATAACAAGTAAAGTAAATCCATCACGGTTCATAACGACAACTCGTGAATCCCTTACTCCTCCATTAGGTTGAGGAATATCTACTGATGTTTCCGCAAAATATCCTTCACATTGATTTTCAGCCATTTTAGACACTAAAGCATCAATGGCTCTTAATACATCACTATGTTCTTTGCCGAACTTTTCAGCGACTAATAAACTGTTGGTTAAAACTTGATTGTTTTGACCTTTGAAAACTAATTCGTAATTTATATCTTTATTCGTTTTCATATCCGTTTATTTAAAATGAAAGCAGGGAGAAATGAAATTTAGATGTTTAATGTGGCTGCCAACATCCAATTCCAAAACTCCCTGCAAATATCTTTAGTGCTTTTACCGGCAGCCACGCGGGTAAATAACAATGTCGTTTTGTGCGGACAAACTTACAACTTATCTTTCATATATGTAACTTAAATTCTTGAATATCAACAAATTAATAACGTTGTTAATTAGCAATGTTTATTAACAACATTGCAAAAAGATGCATTGTAATCAATTAGCTATCAGATTTGTGCTTCATATAAATATGAGATTAATTAGTATATGATTAGAAGGTTCTTTTATATCACTTTTTTTTCTGTTGTAAAATTCAATCTCCCACGAAGCAAGAACCGAAACGCCCTCTATTATTGTTGGAATAGTAAGCAGATAAAGGAACATTAAGGTAATCGTAAGAACTTCTTTGGCTGGTCTGAGATAAAGCCTCTTTCATAGCTTCTTTCTTTGCTTGTGACGCTTCCGCACTTTTCACATTCCTCTTTTCCTGTGCCCATGCGGCACGTAAGCAATCGCCCCAAGTTTTGCAGTTGTATAATCTCATGTATTTTGCAATCTTATGAGCTTCTTTCATGATCTTACTTAAATTGTAGCGTTTCATATCTTTGTATGTTTTATATAGTATATAATATATTCTATTTTTATATCTGCAAATATAGATTATATTATATAATCAGCAATGATATTAGAGTTAATAAAATATAATACAATATCTTTTTATGATCTAAATTTAGATTATAATATATAATATGTATATTTGCGTTTAAATTATAATTTATAATATATTATATATGGAATTAAGAGTTAAAGAAGTCTGTAAAGAGAAGGGCTTTACACTTGCGGAAGTAGCATCTAAAATAGGTGTAGCTCAAGCCAGCCTTTCTAAAATGTTAGGAGGAAACCCTACAATTGGTACATTAGAAAAAATCGCCGATGCTTTAGGAGTTCCGGTAACTGAACTATTTGAGAAATCTAACACTGGAGATATAGTAGGCTTCGTAAAGGTAGGCGATACCGTACATGAGGTGAAGTCTGCGGATGATATTAAGAAGTTAGCGGAAAACCTTTAAATCAAAATATAATGACTACAAACGAAATAGATAAACTGAGCCTTGTAAAAGCCCATGCGCTCTTTGACACAGGAAATATCTCCAATATTGAAGTCGGCACAGTAAAAGGATTGTGCGATATTCACAAATACCTGTTTGACGGGCTATATGACTTTGCCGGAAAGGTGCGTACGTTGAATATAGCAAAGGGCAATTTCCGATTTGCTAATTGCTTGTACCTTGATGCAATTCTCCCAGTAATAGAGAAAATGCCGGAAAGTACATTTGAGGAGATTATCGCCAAATATGTCGAAATGAACATTGCTCACCCATTTATGGAAGGTAATGGGCGATCTACCCGTATATGGCTCGACATGATCCTTAAAAAGCAACTTAAAAAGGTCGTAGACTGGCAGAGGATAGATAAACATCTATATCTTCAGGCAATGGAGAGAAGTCCGATAAACGACCTTGAACTCCGCACCTTGATAAATCAAGCGTTAACCGATCAAATAGAGGATCGAGAAATCATATTTAAAGGAATTGAACAATCATACTATTACGAGGGTTACGAACCAGAATAGTGTCATTGACTAAAAGATAATAATAGCTCCCGCATTGGGGGCTTTTTTGTTTTTACGTTACACAAAGTAGAATTCTACAAAGCCACCACAATAGCCGAATTGGAGAAAATTGTGGCAGAAATCAAAGAAAAGTAGGAATAAATTTGCTTTTTTGTGCGTTAACTTGTTTATTTGTATGATTATAATTATTTAAAAGTAGATTTTATTATTTACCCCCAAGTCCTGTTTTGATATGGAGATTAGAATATTATTTTGGTTTACTATTGTTTGTGCAGTTTTGTTGTTGGCTACTCACAAAAAAGTGCGGGATTGGCTTGACAACAAAAATATTGCTCATCTTGATTTTCAGGGATATTTTAGGATTATCGGTGTCGCTGTAATAGCAATGATTCTTGTAGTAGCTTTTAATGTAGGCGGAAGTAGTGAAAAAATAGATAGCGATTATTATAAGGTGAAGTCAGCATTTAATGCTGCTAAAGAAGAAGTAAAGAAAAAATTGAAAGCTCCTTCTACTGCTGTTTTTGCAAATGAATATGATGAAGAATCAAAATATAAAGTAAATGAAAATGGCAGTGTTGTTATTCGTTCCTATGTTGATGCAGAAAATTCATTTGGGGGCACAATAAGAACGTATTATCAATGTACTGTGACTGAATTAGGAGATGTAGAGAGATTGATAACTTGGTGACGTCTTATTAAGGTATATTTTTGTACGTTTGTGTATTGTATAACATAAAAACATAAAGATGGAAGGGTGGATTATTTTAATATCAATTGTCTTGTTGATTCTTGTTTTTCTTAAAGTAAGTAATATTCAATTATTTTTGAATAGATTGAATATTTATATTGCTACTAGTGTGATAAAATTATTTACAGCATTAATATGTGGAACTTTTATTATTATATCTTTCTGCAATTCTGCTATTAATAGGGAGAAAGAAAGGAAAAACGAAAGAATGCAACTAGAAGCAAAAATAGAAGAAGAACTTAAAAAGAAGCTTGAATTAGACGAAGAAAATATTAGAAAAGATAAAGAACAAGAACTTCTTTTGCAAAAATGGGATTATAATACTCGCACAGATGAAATGACCGATAAAAAAATACATTGGGCTTCATGCAAATCTAAAAATACAGAATATTTAAAATTTCCATACGAAGGAGGAACTAAATTAACTCTTACAATTAGGAGCATGAAAGGGAAAAATGAAATTTACGTAACAGTGAATAAGGGACAATTGCAAACTTATGATAAATACGCTTCTATTCGATTGGATGATGGTAAAGATACAAGCTACTCTTTAATAGGGAGCAGTGACGGAGATTCGAAATTAGCATTTATATATGCGGGAAACTCTCTTATATCTAAAATTAAGAAATCATCTGTGATTAAAATACAGCTTCCTTTCTATGGAAATGGTAGAAGGACTTTTATTTTTGAACCTGGAACACTTGAATGGAATCATTAATCTATAAATTGTCTAAATATAATGGATATAATAGGTATAATAGGACTTGTTATTGCTATAATAACTTTTATCTATCAATTCTATCGTAAGCCCAAGGAGGAATTTTCTCATTTGAAAAAACAATTTAAGGGAACTCAAAAGTTATCTTTGCAGGTACAGGATGAATTAGAACAATATATAATCAAATATGATGTGCAAGATCAATATATGTTTCCGGGAATGACTTATAAAGCTTGTCTTGTAGAGATGAGAAGAGCTTTTGAAGAGAACTTATCAGATGAAGTTTTTAAGAAACTTAAATCAGCAAAATTGTCAAAAACAAACATTGATTCTATGAATGAAAGTTTAAAGAATCAATATTCTGCTTTATCTCAAATACATCATAAGTTGCGTATAATGTTGAATCCTTAAGTACAAATATGGATACTGATTAAAAATATTTTACATTCCCCTTCAGCGATCTTCCTTCGCTCCAGGGGATTTGTTTTGCCAACAAGTGATTGAAATTGATACCTAATTTCTGATCCAAATATTATTCCTATTGTTTTTCCTATTATTGATCCTGTTCTAGTTCCTATTATTGAACCTAATCTTTGTTCTATTTGTTTTTAAATTGATATTAATAATGTTAGATTAGTTGTTCTTTCATAGATAATTGACTATATTTGCATATTAAACAAAAGTGTAACTTGGTTATAGATATATAGAAGATAGCGTAATGTGTACTATTATTAACATACCTCATGTTGATAGGGATGAGAGGATTGGCAGTGCCTTTGATCATCTGTTTTCTGTTATAAATAAGACAGAAAGCTGTGCAGATGATGATGTGAAGTGGAATTTTGAGGATAATACTTTTTTTCATCCTTTTTTTCTGACTCCTCTTGCTTTATATAAAAAAACATGTTGTAAAAATATTGAATGTATAAATAAACCAAAATATATAGATTCATATTTTCAATTGGTACATTTTGATGATTTATTGCATATTGGTAAGGAAACGGATTTAGAGGATACATTAAAAGATTATGTAAACAAATCATATACACCGATATGTAGTTTTGACTTATGCAGTAGTAATGTAGATGCTCTGCAAACTATTATTCAAGGAATTATAGAAAAGCAAAGTAAGGCTGATGTAAAGATCAAGACTCCATTATCTTATTTTTTAGGCGAATTGATATGCAATATAAGCCAACATTCAAAAAGTTCCGTTGGATATATATCTTCTCAATATTTGCGTAGAGAGAAATGCATTGATATCTGTATTGGAGATAGTGGGATTACTGTATATGGTAGTTATGTGAGTACGGATAAATATATGGATGAAATAGGGGATAATGAAGTTAGAGCTTTAATTAAGGCAAATGAAGGATACTCAACTAAAGAATTACCGGATGCGGAAAATAGGGGATATGGAATTACATCTACTAAGAATATGCTTGTAGATGGTCTAAAGGGTGCATTTTTTATGCTGTCTGGAGGAGCTTTTCATAGACATGATAATAAAGGAAGTGATTTTATTAAACTTCCAGAAGCTATAAGTTGGGCAGGAACGATAATTCTAATGAGGATTCCAATTCATGTTGATGAAAACTTTGATTATACAAAATATATACAATAAAAAGAAATGGGAATTATGGAAAAAGAAATTAAAATTGCTAATTTAATTAGTACTGATGTTCGTTCCCGTTCTAATGCAGATATAATAAGGAACGAATTGTTAAAGGATACATCTAGAAAAATAACTTTAGATTTTTGTGGAGTTACTTTTGTTTCTCGATCTTTCACTGATGAATTATACTCTATTATTGAGTATTCTAAAAAAACAAAGATAGAAGTTGTTAATACATCAGGTGTAGTAGAGAAAATGTTGAATGCTGTAAAAAATAGTAGAATTAATAAAAGAGTTCGTCTTAAAGATGATTCTGAAATAAAAGAATTTAAAGATATAGATAGTTTATCAATATTTCTATCGCATTGGTAA